TTTCAAAGATTGGTCGCCTTACGCTAAAAAATGGCCTTGTTCAATGAATGTCACTGGAACATTTACAGAATGCGGACCTGATGCTTACAATAGCTGTGGTTGTAATAGATTTTAGGAAAATATGTTTCATATATTACCTAGCATAATCAAGCGCCGCATTACCAGACATAAATGTTAATATATTATATCGTTCTTCCATTACAGTTAAATTAAAATTATAATCATATATAATCCATGACGGTTTATTCACACCAATGACTGTTTTTGTTACAGGGTCGCAAATTTGATAAAACGCAGCATTAGGGTCCAATATAGGGGAAATCGTTGTAAACTCCAATTCTATCGTTTTAAATTTACTCATATTAATTGCTCCGTTTGGTTGGAAATCATATGGGTCTGTTTTTAATCCAAAATTATAACAATATAATCCATCTGAAGAATCCCCGGATGTTCTTACATATTTTTCAATATAATTATAAACTCCCGCTTCAAATATATTCTCTCTATATTTTCCATCCATAAGTATACCAAATTGTCTTAAAATATTTTTCTCATTTTGCGGGGTATAATCAGGCGTTATAAAATAACCAGTATTTGAACCATTTGGATTCATATCTGGACCAATATTTGTAGGACCAGGTCCCGGCGGACTTGGACATGGATTTGTATATTTTGTAATAGAAGACAATCCTGATGGATTGATTATTGGATACGGCAAATAATCATAAGGCCAATTCGTATAATTACTCCACTCATTTCTCATATAAGAATCATCTCTTTGATAAAACCACATCCAATTTGAAATCATACCCAATGTATCTAGCTGAACTACATTAGAACCAGTAACATTATTAAATTGATATTCATGTACATCTTTTATCAAATACTTTTGCTGATTCAAAGCAAATACCTTTTCTTCCTCCTCAGTTAAAAACGCATAGGTGCTTATCAAATGTACATCAGCATTCCAATTTGTTCGTTTATCTGTATATGAAGACACATTCAATGAAACATCTGGAGGTGGCTGTAAAAATCTATAAAACGCATGATATATATTATTAAAATTCGGTCTAACATATGGATATATATTATTCTCATTTCCAATATCCCTTATTACAAATAAATCCTGTATCGGTCTTAATGTAACATCAATAATTAATTCATTATATTGAAGAGCAACTAAAGGAAATGCCATCTTATTATTCAATGTAAACCATGTATTTATCGGTATATACAATTTTCTAGCTCTTATGGAAGGCTCAGGACCCGTTTGACTTGGATTATAATAAGCATTCGGATATATATTTATATTTCCATTTGTATAAGCCGGATTATTTAATTCAGGCACATTACCTGTCATTTTATAATATAAATCCTTTTTAGTATTCGAAAAATCACGTTCTATCATATTATATAAATATTGTCCAGAATACTGTGCTATAATTTGCCCACCAATCGTGATTTGTACCTCTTTTATCATCTGAGTACCCAAATTTTTTATCCATTTAAAACCATATTCTACCCATTCACTATCACAAGTCTGTGGAGGAAATATAGGACTCCATATTGTAGGTAATTGTACCACCAAATAAGTATCCATTAATAAATCCGCGTATCTAGGTATTTTAAATGTAAATTTAGAATCTTCTGTTAATCTAAGCGAACGTTGACCATTAAAATCGATTCTAAATTTTTGAAGACCAAAATTCGTATATTTGGCATAAACACACTTAAAAAACGTTTTTGATGGATTACCATTTAAAATTATATTTTGTTGTCCGTAAGCAACAATATTTAGTAAGCCACCTGGCATATTATATTATATATTTATTATATAATTTTTATTTAACTATTTTTATCAGTGTTAAACTTATAATATAATATTATAGTATTATATTATATTATATTATATTAAAGATGCCTGATATGACAATCCCTAAGTACTCAGATATAGCTGGCAAAGTAAAAGAGGGTTCACAATATTTTATGAATCTATTAAAATTAAATGATAAAGCCGTAGAAACAAACATTGTAATGTTAGTAGCTTATACAATTATTGTTGTTGTAATCGCATCTGCTATTTTATACGGAACAAGTATAGTTAGAAAAAATAATTCTAATTGTAATCGTCTTGAAAATTTATACACTACATTTCCAAAATTATCATCAATTGACACAAACAATGGTGATGGTGATGAATCAGCATCCTATAATTTAAGGGATTATTATATTAAAACCGCATATAATGCTTGTTGCGCAGGAAATTTTAAAAATGATTATGTGAACATATGTGCGCTTAAAAATGCCATTAAACAAGGCGCGCGATGTTTAGATTTTGAAATTTATTCTGTAAATAACAATCCAGTGATTGCCGTTTCTGATTCTAAAGATTTCTTCACAAAAGGAACATATAATAGCGTTTCATTTGAAAGCGCAATGAATATTATAGCTGATTACGCATTTTCAAATGGAACATGTCCAAACCCAGGAGACCCACTTTTTTTACATTTTAGAATTATGAGCAATAATAAACCTATATATGATTCAATGGCTAAAATATTATATTCAAAATTACAAAATCGTATGTTAGATAAACAATACAGTTATGAATACGACGGCCAAAATTTAGCAAGCGTACCTATTAAAAACTTATTAGGTAAAGTGATTATTATGGTTGATAGAAAAAATCCTTTATACCAACAAACACCATTAAACGAATATGTCAATATGGCGTCTAGTTCTGTATTTTTAAGAAATTATAATTTCAGTCAAATCAAAAATATACAAGAACATAATGAATTAATTGAATATAATAAAAAAAATATGAGTATTGTAACACCAGATAAAACTGGTAGAATACAAAACCCATCATCTGCTTTATGTATGACATATGGATGCCAATTTGTAGCTATGGCATTACAGAAAAAGGATAGTAATTTAGATTATTATAATAAATTATTTGAAAATCAAAACTCAGCATTTATATTAAAACCAGAAAAATTAAGATATGTCCCTGTAACTATACCTGTGCCTCCGCCTGCTAACCCTAAATATTCATACGCAAGTCGCTCCGTTAAAAATGAAGCATATAGTTTCAATATATAATTTACATATACCTCTGATTCACAAACACAAACACAAACACAAACACTTTATAATTCAAATTTTATATTCTTTGAATTATATATTCTTTGAATTATATATATGACACCAAATAAGAAAGATGATATATCAAAAGAATTAGAAATACTTAGACATGCGATTGAATTAGCAGAAAAAAAAGCAGGACAAAAACAAGTAAATTCACCTGAAGTCAAAAAAATGATTGAAATTGTTGAAAGCTTTTTAAGAAAAAAGAAATGCGTTTGTTATGGTGGAACAGCCATTAATAATTTATTACCAGAAGAAGACCAATTTTATAATCGAAACATTGAATTGCCTGATTATGATTTTTTTTCTTCTAACGCACTTGACGATGCTATAGAATTAGCTGATATATATTTTTCTCAGGGATATAAAGATGTCGAAGCAAAAGCAGGCCAACATTATGGAACTTATAAAGTATTTGTAAATTTTTTACCTGTAGCGGATATTACTCATATAGATACTAAATTATTTAAAATGGTATATAAAGATTCAATCAAAGTAGATGGAATTCATTATGCGCCTCCTAATTTTTTAAGAATGTCCATGTATTTAGAATTATCTAGACCACTTGGAGATGTAAGTCGATGGGAAAAAGTATTTAAACGACTTCAATTACTAAATAAAAATTATCCATTAAAGGGTGAAAAATGCGAACAACGATTATTCATAGAATCTTTTGAAAATGATGATATGGATAGTATGGATAGTACGGATAGTATGGATACGATGAATCATACAAATTATAAAATATATAATACCACAAAAAATAGCCTTATATCACAAGGAGTTGTATTTTTTGGAGGATATGCGTTTTCTTTATTTACGCGTTATATTAACAAACATTATAAATCTCCTGATTTTGATGTCATTTCTGAAAATCCTAAAAAAACTGCTAATATCTTAAAAGAAATATTAGAATCAGATGGTCATAAACATATAAAAATTATTAATAAACCATCAATCGGCGAAATTGTATCACCTCATGTCGAAGTATTAGTAAATAAAAAACCAATCGCATTTATTTATGAACCCAGCGAATGTAATAGTTATAACGTCATTAACATAAAAGGAAAATCAGTTAAAATCGCTACCATAGATACAATGCTAGCTTTTTATTTGGCTTTTTTATACGGAAATGATAATAAATACGATAAGAATAGAATATTGTGTATGGCTGAATATTTATTAAGAATTCAATCAAAAAATAAATTCAAACAAACTGGTGTGTTAAAACGTTTTAATATTAATTGTTATGGAACACAATCTACAAAGGAAAGTATAAGAGCAGAAAAAAATATATTATACGAAGAATTAAAAGATAAAAAAGGAACAAAAGAATATGATACGTACTTTTTAGATTATAAACCATATAAATTAAATCAAAATCAAAATCAAAATCAAAATAAAGATAATTCCATTGAAAGTTTCAAAAAAAAAATGAGCGAAACATATAAGAAAAAAAACAGAAAAACAAAAACAAGAAAACATAGAAAACATTGAAATACATAGAAAACATTAAAACACCTATAAAATATTAAAATCAATTATCTATTTTTAACGGGTCTATATAGGCTCCTTTACATATTTTCTTCACTATTTTTTCCTTCTTTTGATTTGAATTAATATCATCCATTGTTTGTTTTACCAACTGTATATAATCATCTTTTTGTTTTGAATGACTCATATAATCAGGATACGCTTTTATCCAATTATTATTTATATTTTTTGCCTGTATAATAGCAATTTGCTTTATTGCGTCTTTTACAATATCATTATTTACATCTTTTTTCCATTCGTCTTGTTTTATATAAAGCGTTTCTCTCTTTGTATCAGTACAATGTAAAGGTCTCTCATAAAGTGATAATTGATTCATATTTTCAATAAATATATTCGTAATGCCTTCTATTAATCCCTTATCCTTTGTTAACAACAAATTTGATAAAGATATTTCTATTTTATCAATAAATTGGTCTATACTTAAAGCATCTTTACATTTTTCATTCAAAAAGATATTAATATCAAACTTATTATCTTTTATATTTGTTATATTATTTGTTACATTAATTCCATTTATATTTGATAATTTTGGAACCAATTCCATAATTTGTTTATTATGCTCTTCATTTTGCTTTATTAACATTTTTTGTAATTCTTTATTCTGATTTACCATCTCTATAAACATACCTTTATAATCGATTTTATCTTGCTCTGATAATATTATATTTGTACATGGTTCTGTTTCAAGGTTACTAATTTCATTAATATTTTCATTATTACTGGTTTGATTCTGATTCATTTTATTATTATTATTATTTTCTAATTTTAATATTTTTTTACAAGACTTTTTATGGGTATAAAGAGACTGTTTATGTTTATATGACTTTCCACATTCGCATATAAAACCATAACATGGTAAGCCTCCTTTTGCCTCGTTTTGGTAAGTATTGGTAAGTAATGAATGTTTACGGGTTGTTAAATGACGTGTAAAATTATATTTATCACATGCTAAATAGTCACAATGTTTACAATAGTATTGATTTTGCCTCGTTTTTGCCTCGTTTTGGTAAGTATTGGTAAGTAGCATATATATACATAAATACCAAATTTTTAAACTTTTTTGATAAAAAATAAAAATTTGGTATTTATGTATATATATGCTACTTACCAAT